AACTCCACGAATAAAGTAAATCGGAAGCATTACCAGACACCATTGCGTTAAATGTTGAACGCTCACCAGCATCAACGGTCATCGGTCCAGTCACAGTTACTGTACCAATTTCGACTACAACTGAAGGACGTTCTACTGCATTAACAGGAGTCACTGTCATGGTACGACCCCTGCTGATCTTAGGGAATACGTAGTGTTCAATGAGTTGATTGTCAAGCGTGAACAGAGCTCCCCTTGATACACCTTTGAAGTTACTAAAGGAGAAGTTAAAGGCACCATCGTGATCAATGCGAACGCTTGAATAAGCGCTGGCTTCAACAGCAAGCAGTAAGCTTTGACCCGCTGAGGTTACTTTGAAAACTGCACAGGGCACTAACTGAACCTGCCCTGCATTGACGGCCCACCATTTTTTAACAGTAGAGAAATTACCACGCTTCGGCAACTGAAGCTTAAGCTCAGAACCTTTATGATTTTTTACTTCCTTAAAACCCTTGAGCAAGAGACTATCGGCCATCACAAATAATATCAATTTATTCTATTTTAACCGTATCTAGATAATGAATGATTCAAATATTAGTGGAGCTCTTGTGACGATAATCATCATTAATAGAAAGCCATTTAAGATTTTGAACATGATTATTCAATTTATTGTTATCAATATGAGTTAGTACACAGCACCCCTTGTGTCTACCCATAGGGGTAGGTGGTTTTCCAAGAAAAGCTAGAGCTACAAGAGTATGCACACAAACTTGCTTCTCACCTTTTTGCCCTAATCTCTGCTGAAGTACTAGTTTTCGATAACCATTTTTTGTAATGCCTCCCTTGAGTATTCGCTCACGTCCACCCTTTGTGCTCTTGATACAACCGTCACGAGATACATGATATTCAATACAGCATTCAAATCCAGGCAGTGTGTGCACTGGTACCCACTCTTGTGTATCAACAAATTCGCTCATAATTAAGTACACAGAAGAATCTGTATATATAAGATATATTTGAACTATAACCTTTATTATTTATATATGTGGCTAAGTCGAAGTCACTTATATAACTATTAGTTTGGAGTTACGATCCTATGTGGATTGATAATGACTTTCCCAAACTTCTTGGTGCAGAACTTTACCGTCCTCATCCTGCCTACATCATTGAGATGGCAGTTGAGCCAGTGGTAGTACACGATTTTTCGAAGCAGCCCGGCCAGACCGTTCAGCTTGATCGTTACCGCTTCTGGGGTAAGCCAGGCACTAAGGAGTCCCGTGAGCGCACAGCCGATCAAACCCTCGGTACAGCCTCCGCACGCAACATCGTCAAAGACAAAGTGTTGGTCACCTTGCGTGAATACACTGGTCCTGCCGATACTCGCGACACCGCTCAGCCTTCTACCTTCAAGGTTGCACGTGAAACCCTGATCACTGCACAGCGTCTGCTGCTTGATACAGGCAACCTCAACGTCTTCCACCAGTCAATCGGAAGTTTGACCCTTTTGGATGACTACCGTCGTTGGCGTGACCGCGTCTTTGCTAATGAACTGCTTAAGGCTGAAGCCGAAGGCAAGTCTTCTAAAGAGCAAGGCGGTTACTACCTCCCCGGTGGCAAAGCAAAAGATGGTTCAGGCGGCACTCTGGGTGTTACCTACGCAGCTGGCGAATCTGCCAAGTTTGATATCACTACTGACCTTCTCGAAGTCGTTAAGGACATGCGTAAGCGCAACGTCCCCACCTTCGCAGATGGTTACTACCGCTGTATCGTTGACCCCACGGCAATGATGCACCTTCGTCAGAATTCTGACTTCCGCGAGATCGCTCGCTACCCCGGTACTGGGATGATTAATCCCATGTCCCCCAACCAGGCACCTAACGCTAATTTCTACCAAGGAATGGGTCCTGCTTACGGACAAGCCGGTTTTGTGGCTGGTCAGCCCGTTATGCCTACAGGCTTCCTCTTTGAGGGTGTCCGTTGGTTCGAGTCAACCAACCTTCCCGAAACCAATTACAACTTGGTTATTACTGATGAGAACTCATCTGCTGCTGACTATGCAGCATCGCAGTTGATCTTCTTCGGTCCTCAAGCCGTTGGCGTGGGTATCGGTGGTAATAACGCTCAGATTCTTCTGAACAACAATGATGACTTCTCACGATTCATCATCATGATCTGGAGTCTGTTCGCCGGTTTTGAAACCTTGAATAAGGATTTCATCACGGTTGGTTACTCTTTCGTATATTGATAGGAGTTAACTAATCATGACTGTAATTTTTCCAGGTAACTATGTAGCCCAACTGAACGCCTATCGCGATCAGGGTGTTGTGGCTATCCCCGGTGTTGAGTTTTATCGCGCTGTTGGCGCACTTGTGCTTAACCCAGACAACGACAGCATTACTGATGCCAGCGGTACGCTGACAGCAGGAAGCTACACGCCTCAGATCTTGTCACCTGATCTTCGTCAGGACGACAAGCCACGTAAGGATCGTCCTTTGACTATTCCTGCAAATGCTGTTGTATATCGCACAGCAATTTCAGCACCTGGTGTGAAAGAAGCAACTGTTGCCGGTAGCGGCACAATTGTTCTTGGAACACTTGGTTCTAATGCACCAACTAGTTCAACGCTTACTGCTGGAGCCGACGGCTTCTTCCCAGAAGCTGGAACTTCATCCGCGCTTAACAGCATCATTGATGGCACCGCTATCAGTACAAGTGCTGCTACTGCTGTGACTGTAACCACTGATGTGAGTTATATTCCAGAAGTCAAGCCTTCCCCTGGTGCTGGTCGTAAGTCACCTTCTGCCATTTTGGTTGAAGTTTGCTACTACATTCCCGCCCCTGCGCCTTCCTACGACGACGTAAGTATTCCTTACGCTGTTGAAGCTGGCCAAGGTACTTGATTTTATAATCAATAGTAATTAAGAGCGTTTTTAAAGAGACGCTCTTTTTTTATGCCTATAATAAACAAGTGTAGTCATCATAGTAATGAGTAATTTATTTCAGGACCAGAAAACAGGTAAGCTTGTTGAATTTATCAATAAGCATGACAAGCATTACGCAATGATTCGAGATGCAGGAGGCCAGATTACTTATGTCAGTATCGATCAGTTAGTTCCCTATGACCGGGAGAAAGGACGACTGGCAAAAGTCGCTGCACCACAAATAGCACCTGAGCCTGAAGAAGAAATGCCCAAGTCGGTAGTTCCGCTAGAGGATCGCCGTTTGAATCTTAATGTAGCCCCAGCCGAACAGATTGCAAAACGCCTTCCTGGTGTTGGTTATGCAACTGCCAAACGTATTGTAGAACTAAGGATGTCATTGAGCGGTGAGCGTTTTGCCAACCTTAAACAGTTGGAAAATATTCCACGGGTGAATTGGGAGCAGCTTATTGAAGAAGACCTTATTTTCATTAGTTAAAATATAAGTAAATAGGATTTCAGATAATGGACCCACGTATTCAACAAGTACTTCTAGCTCAAGCAGCACAAGAAGCTGAAGAGGGTCCACGCTTAGGCGACATGGTCGCTTTGGGTTCTGGAACTGGAGCAGCACTAGGCGCACTAACCGGTGTAGTGCCTCATGCAGTAGGGAGAGGAGTAGGCCACTTGCGTGGGACTAACCGAATGCTGAAACCAGGTGCACGTATGGCAGGTGGTCTAGTTGGTCTGATTGTTGGGGGAGGCTTAGGAGCAGGACTTCAAATGCAAAACGCTAATGAAGTCGGACCTGCTGGTGCTCTACTTGCCAAGATTCAATCGCAAGGTGGACTAATGCCAGGCGACGAAGCAAGGCTGGAAGCAGTGTTGCGTGATGCATATACACAACAGGGGTTACTTGGCTGATGGAATTAGATGATCTGCTGAAATCAAAAGCTCGATTCCATCTTGGAATCAATGCAGGTGCTCAAATCCCAGCTGGAGACAGAGCGCGTTTAGAGGAAGCAATGGCACTCATCCCAGATGAGTATTGGTACAATCAAATAGTTAATCACATTAGAAGATGTGATTCCGCTTGGAACAATAGTGAGTATTTTCCAGAAGATTCTGGAGGTTCTCCAAATTTCAGTAGGCTGGAGCACATTGCAGGAGACGTACAACGAACAATTGCAACGTCCGATCCCTTAAAGGGGGATGAGTATTTTCGAGAAATCTATTTACGAGAAGTAGATAGACTTGCTGAAACACTATATGTAGCAAACTATCGCAGGCCTGAAGTACGAAGATACTTATTTGAAAGAGCTGGATCTGAATTCATTATGTCTATTCCAGGACCTGCTGACACAGCAGTTGGGACAAGAATTATGCTAAATCTTATTTGGCGTTAA